CGCTTCTTTAACTTTAGGATCATTCGATGACCCATACTCTCTACGCAACTGACGTATCAAAGCGGCGAACCATTCGCGACAATGAACGCAAGCAAATGTCTCATTACGGAGCCCATTTGCGCGAGCTATGGTTTCCCATATCTCACCTGACGTATTGAACTTCAACATACTTGTACGCATTTTCCGACAGTCAATCACAGGTAAATACATACCCATAATTTCCTCGAAACCGTGACTAAGAAACTCACAATCGTGATTATGTCTAAATGACATGCATGGTGTAGTATACTCCATGTCTAACTTACCCATCTCCTCAAATATGCGCTTCGCATTGAATAAGTGATGAATACTTGGATGAACAGAAATGTTTATGTCATCCCCCGTAATACAAAGAATTAGCAATCTTTTAAAATCGCGATAGTTGTGATAGCTTGCTGGCATTATCAAGTGCCACAAGACAACTATATCCATGTAATTCTTAAAGGTGTTATCTGGAGTGGTGCATGCTTGACCACTGGGATTTCCAGACTCCCTCGTGAAGACGTTGCCATCAACATCAACAAAAGGAGAAAAACATAGTTCCCAATAAAGGTTACTAAGCCTACACCAATTAGCTTCGGTTTGAAACTCAGGAGCTAACATCCTAAAACGAAAATTCCGAATTTTCTTAAAACAATAATATCGGAACCTAGAGTCAAATTGTTTGCCATCTAACTCTATCGTACATGGTAGTGGACCAAAGGCAGACATACGCTCATTGAGCGAATTCCAACCACCATGTTGCATGACTATACCGAGGCAACTTGAATGCTTGCCTACGGAGTACATCAGACGCATATTCTGGTCTAACGCCATTTGACAGTGTGCCTTAACATGAGCTACGTCCATGCTAATAATCGTGCGCACTTGTCCATCCCTAACCTTCTCAGATGTCCTAAGTTCCTCTTTAATGCTGGAACTACTCAGACTCCTGATATGGTCGGTCGTACCTAATCTATTCCAATAATCAGTATAGAATTCAGCTTTTTGCTCGAAGAAATCCCCCTTAGAGAGGATTCCAACAAGATTCCACGGAGCCCCAGGGCTTTTATCATCCCGCAGATGCTGTTCTACACAGTCGTTACTCACGACTCGACTACCTTCTAGATAAGGTCCAAACTCTAATTCCAACCAGTGTTCCGCAACGTCATACAAGGACTTCACCTCGTCGGTGAACGGATCCTCGCACTTATCGTAACGAAGGAGCGCCTTCCTGGCAAACTCCTTACACTGTGGGACTACGTCAAACTTGTCATAGTACGACAAGTCTTCTCCACGATCTGAGACAAATTTCAAAACAAACGAATCATTATAATCAGGCTGGGAGTCAGCGAAATGTCTAAACACATGACCCATACACTTCATATAATTTCCAATTGGTGGCAACCTAGGCGCGTGAACGACCAAGTCGGGTAAACCATACGGAACAAGGATACTTGGTAGATCCATGTTCCTTAGTAGTTTAACCCTGTGACTTCAAGTTTACCAGACATAACAGCATTAATTTTCTTATAGTAATCATCATCTGCCGAGTACAAATAGGTTGGTTTTTGACTACCAACTTTACTCATGGCTTCATGCCACTTAGTACTAACAGGATAAAACTCTGGTGCTTTAAAGACATTATCAGCACCTATACCATGAAAACCAATACAATAACCATCTGTTGAAGCTATGTAAAAACCACCGCATGATCCATCCTCTGATGAACCATCGAATTCGACTGTTTCCATCCCTCGATCCTTACCGAGAAAATGGGCGTCACCAATAGTGCCAACGCACATAGTTGGAGTACCAGCATCACTACGTCTCACCCAAAACAATGTAGCTGTCTCACCTTTCTTAGGGGCTCGAAACTGCATCTTGGTGTTTTGACGCAAACCTGCTGGAAGAGGGTACATAACTTGATCTGTACCATCACGCATAATAACACATTGTTCTGGTAGATCAATTTCTTTACTACCAAAAACAACCACTACTTTGTTAGCTCCTGCCACGCCATGACGAGGAACAAATAAACCATTAGCATAAGGGAATCCACAACAGAAACCGTCTCCCTTATTCTCATAGTAAGATTTTATTAAATAAACGGCTGGAATCTTGACTGGCATCTTACCAGGTCGAAGTTGTTCCGGCTTCTTTGGAAACCGCTCATTCAATATAACAAATAGTGCAGACAAATGTTGTCTACGAGTCTTGATCTTCTCAACATCACCTTTATCAAACCAGGTTTTGCTAATTTCACGAATCATAGACAACAATTCCTGTCGAGAACATGTAGAAGGGTTGTGTTTGTTCTCAGGAGTAAGGGCAGCCTTCTTCTTACGTTTAGAAGACTCCTCACCACGGACATAAGTATCTGCCATCAGCTCTTCTTGATCGATGTTTTGTCGCTCAGCCTCTTCAGCTTCACGATCCCGATCTTCCCTTCTTTGGCGCCACTGTAGATCTGTATCACCATCACCAGGATAGTCTTTATTAGATCTTGCAGTACTTATGTTTGCACGTGCATCTTTCATGTCTGCACGAGCCTTCTTCCCACCTCTATTTCGCTTCTTACCGCCTTCGGCAATACGCTCAATTTCAGCGGGATCGGTATATGTAGTATTTAAATACCGATAAACTGTCCAGGTGGTTGCAACGCCGGCAACAACACCGACACCACCTAACAGCCACCATCTATATCTGATAGTGTGAATCTTAATGAAGTTATAAACAAAATAAAACCCTAATACGGTTGTATTTATGAAAGAATTGGCACATGAGACGAAATTATATCTCAAACGTCTCCATATGCCTGACAATTTGTTATTGTCACGTTTATAACCTATACCAAAGTGAGTCTCACCACGAAGCAATTTTTCTCTAGCTTCTTCCTCAGCCGTCATAATTTCGGCGAATCTGGCTCTTGAAGACTCAATAGCAATCTCACGTTGTTCTTCTGTCACTTCACGAGACACAAAGGGAGCATGTTCAACCATCTCTGGCTCTTCATCGCTCTCTTCCTCATGAACTGCTGGCTCGTGCTCATCACTTGATGAATCGCGATCCATTTGAAGACGACGTGTGAAAGACTCTATCTTCCTTGGTTTTGTTGTAGTGATAGGAGAATCAGAATCACTATCCTCCTTTTCGTCGTCACTGTCTGTCGACGCCTCGGGATCACATTTTGAGTGATGCGTGCAGTGATGACCACCACACGCGGTGTTGCAAGGTGTACTTGGATCAGAATCCAAATAACCCCTTGCTGGACAAGTACTAGTGTGAGAACAACCAGACTTCTTTGGTTTGACAGTTTTTGATTTCACCTTCTTCGCTTCAGCCTTTTGTACGACTTCCACAGTGTCCTCTTCTGCTAACCACTCGCCAAGATCACATACTACGTCGGAGATGTCTCCAAACATATCAGCTATTCCTGAAACGGTGCGGTAGTAAAGAGCAACATGTGTACAGAATTCAACAATTGCTGTAGCTTCATTTGTGCAACCAATAGGAAATAGAATTGCGAACATGCCTAATTTAACATACTTACGATATGCTTTAACTAGGTTACGTTTTGCTTCTAAAGTTCTAACTTTTCCTTTTGCTGTCAGGATTTTATACACTAGTCCACCTACGCAGGTGATAAACCCAGTGAATAAAAGCCATTCTCCTACTGAGGATGGTTTACGAATGGTTATTACTTTTTTCTCAACCTTTTTCGTAGCCATATTGGCATGATCATATGGTATATAAATATACTTATCAAAATCCAATCCTACCACCCTCAACATACCTCGTCCAACGGGACCCATAGACAACCAAATAAAATAAAGGATGTTAACTAATAACAACACCCAGAACAATACTTGGGACCATGAAATCTCCCGTAACTCATCGAAAATACGATCCAACATTTTTGTGTATCCCCTAGGAATACCCGTAAAATCCGAGAAACTATAAATTTGTGCGGCTATAGAAATAATTGTAAAG